TATTGGTTAAATAATGTGTTAAATTTCTCTTTAGTAATCGTGGTGTACTCGTCCACCTTGAACGGATTCTTGCACAGGTTTATAAACTCTCTGCCGTTAGGCATAGCGTACCTTAACGCATACCCCTTGCTCTTGTTGTAGCCTATCCAATTGCCATCCCTTGTACCTTGGTTTCGGTAGACTGAAACGTCTCTGCCTTCCATCAATAACTCTACTTCGTCCAAGGATAAGTCTATGTACCTATCCCTCTCCCATAAATGGTCATTACCCTCATAAGCGTATTTTATTGTTACCCTTGTTCCAACTACCTCGTGAACATCGTACACTTTTCCTTGCATATCTATATGGCTAACTAATATTCTTGCTTTCATCTTATATATTTTTAATTAATAAATAGTTTTTCTACCACCAAAGCCCCGTACAATTTACTGCACGGGGTTGGTGTTTAGTGTGCATATGCACACTTTATTTTACTTCTGCATAAATTCAACCACCTTTGTTGCCTGTTGCATAGCGTATACACACTCTGATGGCTTGTCTTCAAGGTGTTTACACCACCCCTTGATGTATGCCTGTGAGTTTTCATCACTGCTCTTCGGACTCAGCCCTAGTAGTCCTACTAGGTACATGCTACTAATTTCCGCCACTAACTCTTCCTGTGCGTATACATTGTCGCCCCACCTTTGGACTTCATTCATAGACTTGCGATTCAACCTAGACTCGTGTCCTGTGCTATGTGCTAACTCGTGAAACAATACCTTGTAGTAGCTATCAGAGTCTACAAACGTCTCAAGGTGTGGCATGTTAACAAAGTCCCTGTTGACGTTGTAGTATGCGCCCCCCTGTCCGTGGGTTACTTTAAAACCGCTCTGACTTTCTACATAGTTTTTTACTAAACTTTCTGCAACATCTACAGGCTCGTTAACTACATCTGATATTATTTCTTCGGTAATCATTGGCTCGATACCTTCGCACTGAGCAACATTAAACACCTTGTAGAATCTTACTGAAAATGTTTTCCTGTACCTGTACTTGCCGTCAGCTAGTTTTTCGCTTTGGTTTATACCCTTCACTGCCTTGGGGCTTACAAACTTGCCTGTCTTATTGTCGAAGTAACCTATCTGCCAAAAGTAAACCTCACTTGACTTTGAACCCTTGATAACCTTACCACCTTTTAAGGATACTTGCTTGAATGTTAGCCATTGGTTATGCTCGTACCCTTCGCTTCTCATTACGCAGTTCAACATAAAGACATTGAATCCATTGTAATACCTCTTGGTAGATAGGTTGAGTGGGGCGTTTTCCTGTCCACCCTTCCAAGGCTTAAACCAATCCATGCCCTCCTTCTTTAGCCCTTCGATTACTAACTTGTTTACCCTTTCAAAAATTTCATTTTGCTTACTCATAATATAGTTTTATTGGTTAATTAATTAGTGTGCATATGCACACTATCATAGTCTTGGTACAAAGTGCTTGTCATCTTGCATAAGACCTACAAAGTCGTGCGTCAAGTCGTTTAGACTCATCGTGTAGTTCTCATTGAGCACATTATTTGTCCATTGCTTATGAGTGGATGCTACCCACTCGCATAGTTCAATAGCTGACATCTTCTTTTGCTGTGCAAAATGTTCTACCATTTGTAGTGGTAGCATTACGTATAACATTAATCCTTTTTTCATATCTTCTATTTTTATTGTAATGCGAATATACGGAATATATCTGACATATCCTAATACTTTACTAAATGATCACTAATTAGTGTGCATGTTCACACTAACGGCATCCTAGACATGTCAAAGCCACCACCATTTACCCAATCACTAGCCTTGTCTTTTGTCCAATAGTCATCACTAGACACCAAGTCTTCTACCAATGCACTCTTATAGCCCTTTATTAATAGCCTAGCAGCCTTCACACACGCCTCATTTCGCCCATCAAAGTGGCTATGCTTTGAAACGCTCTCAATAGTCTTTAGAAGCATACCAAACGCCTTCTGCTCTAGCGTGTTATGCATCCTAGTAAACTCACTTGCGAAGTCCTCAATTTCAGTGCAACTTGCACCGTTAATGAAGTCTTCCATTTGTCTTGCTAACTCTTTACCTTTACTCATCTTATTAAATTTAAATTAAAAAATAGTTTCACCACCAATGCCCCACTCCGATTAAGGCAGTGGGGTTGGTGAAAAGTGTAGGTGGCTACACTTTATTTGTTAAGTTAGCAAACATTACTTAGTCTGCTCTATTGCCTCAGAAATTATTTTCTGCCAACCTAAACTTAATTCTGCAACGCATCTAAGTTCTTGACCTTCTGAGAGTTTAAACCCATCAGTATTAATAATTTCTACTACTGTTGTATAGTGGTAAACTGTATCGTGATGTTCTAAAGGTTCATCATTAACAGTGTCCCATAAAATAAAATCTTCTTTGCTAATATTTTTCATAATATTGTTTTTTTGATTAATAAATAGTTACACCCACAATGCCTCGCATCAGTTACGATGCAAGGCTAGGGGTTAAAAGTGTGCATATGCACACTAGCTAACGATAGCTAGGCAGTGCTTATCTAGCCACTTGCCGAACGGCAACTTTGTCTTAGACTTCTTGTATTCAGCCTTGGTTTTAGACTTCCAAGTAACCTCGTCTAGGGACGGGAACTCTTCCTGCACGTCACACCATTTGCCCTCTAACAGGAGGTTTTGCATCTCGCTGTCCTCCTTGGCTTTCTTGGTGGTGTCCTTGGTAATGGCATAGCCTGTGCTTAACTGCCCTTTCAACTTCTTTGCCAATGAGTCCATTTGTGCAATGATGTCCTCAAGTTCACCCTTGGTTGTGATGTTGCCCTCTTCGTCCTCCTTAGCAGATAATCCATCTGATACGAATGATGAAACAAATTTTTTGCTCTCCTTCTTCGCACTCTTGCCTTTGGCGAACTTGTCAAGGGCTTTGATGCCCAATGACAACTTGCTATCGTTCTCACACGCCTCTATGAAGTTATCAACCACCTTTTGTTCTAGGACTCCTACCCGTGCGTACAGGTAAGCGTTCTTAGTGCTTGCCACCCACATGCCGTTAGCCTCGCATACGTCTGCAATGTTGCACTTGATGTCACGCTCTTTCATCAAGTCCTTTGCTTCGATTGTCTTAAGCCATCCCTTGGCGTCAGCCACTAGCCTTGCGAGTTGCAGGTTTCTTTGGAACTGCGTGTCCTCGGTCTTCTTTGACATGTCGAATGCCTTGGTCAACTTCTTTACCTGTAGCCCTTTTAGTGCCTTAGCGTTTGATAATAAACCTGTCTTGATTGCTTGTGTTGAATTACTCATAATGTTAAATTTAAATTAAATAAATAGTTTTTATACCACCAAAGCCTCGCTCCGTTTAAGGTAGCGAGGTTGGGTGTCGGTGGTGGGTTGACTCAGAATGTCATTGAATGCATCATTTCAGTATCACTCATCACGTTAGCTTCCTTGATGAACGCCATCACTTCATTAACACTAAAACCCTTAGCACAAGCCACAGTGAACATCCTATTGGCTTCTATCAATCTAGCACTCTCATCAAGCCCCTCAAACGCCTCTCTGCACTTACGCAGTGCAGACTCCTTTGCACTCTCATTAACCTTCGGCTCTGCTTGAGTTAACTGCTCAAGTCTGCTTTGAAAATACTGAGCCTTTCTTGTATTGCCCATCTTGATTGCTTGAGTTAATCTCATTCTGAAATACTCTTTTTTTGGTAATCTACTCATAACTTAATTTGTTTTAATTGTGTGTAACAACATCGTTACGACTGTAAATCTAAGACGGATATATTTACTATCCTAATTATTTACTAATTATTTTCTATTTATTTTGCATTTATTTTAGTTAACATCACGTAGCCCTTGGTATCACTACGTTTTGTTTATGTAATTATTTTTGCGGTTAGGGGTTACCCTCTCTCTCTCTGTGTGCATATGCACACTAATGTTCTACCTGATGGTGCGGGGCGGGGGCGGGACATTCATTCAGTCGGGCGGTGGCGTGGAATGCGTGCGATACATCGTGCCACCCGCACGCATACACTAGCTAGCTAGCGGGGGTGGTGGGGCTAATACTAAAAGCCTAAAAAAAGTGACTAGGGCGGTTTTGTTTCGACCCCCCCTATTAAAAAAAAAATCGTTTTCTAAAATCGGCAACTTTGCGTGCGACCATATATAACCCAAACACTCTATACACTTAACAAAATTTTTTGTATATTTGCGTATGGAATACACTATAGCAATCGAGAACAGGATTCGGATTGGTTTCAGTTTGGGATGGGCTTGGTATGGTGTTGACGAGGACTACGAGTACGGGGAACTAATACTGTACTTAGGGTTAATAGCTTTAAACATAAAATACAAGTAGATATGAATTACAGAGACATGAGTGGATTGACTGTCAAGGACGGTAGACTAATTAACGATAGACCCAATTCAATAACGGGCATCCAACAGGCGGCAAACATTAAACGAGAAATGAAAGACCAACGTAAGGTTGGTATGATGACACGTGCCATTGTTAACGCTGAAATGATGAAGGATATTATAAGATAAGTTTTGTTTTATTGTGTTGATGAAAGGGGGGAGTTTTATAGACTCCCCTTTTTTTATGTCAACTATTGACATTACTGTGTCGATTTAATGTCGTTTTTAGTTTTATAACTTATTGATTATCAAGAGTAGTGTCGATAATGTCGATTTTAAGTCTCAAAAATCTCATAAAGAAAAATAATAAATAGTATAAAGTAGTAGTAGTAGTATAGGGAAATTGAAATTCGGCATTAGGATTATTAATAAAGTTTGTTTATATTTGCGTCAAATTAAATTTAATCACATGAATGAAATAGGATACTCTCCCAAGAACTTAAAGTTCGACCAAGAGGGGAGGGACAAGCTAATCAAGGGGATAGAGACAATAGCGGGTGCGGTTAAGTCCACGCTAGGACCATCCGGTCAGACGGTGTTAATAGAGTCCCCACACCACACACACGGGATAACGGTAACGAAGGACGGGGTGACTGTCGCCAAGGCGGTAGACCTACTAGACCCCGTCGAGAACCTTGCGGTTCGTATGATGAAGGAGGCAGCCGAGAGGACTGCCACGTCAGCGGGCGACGGCACGACGACTGCGATAGTGTTGACGGAGGCGTTGGTTAAGAAGGGCATGGAGCTTATATCCAAGGGCGTTAATAAGACCGAGGTGCTGAGGGAGTTGGTTGAGCTTACGAGCGTGGTGTGTGACAACCTGAAGGCTAACTCTAAGTCTGTGACGAAGAACAAGCTGAGGGACATCGCAACCATATCGGCGAACAACGACTCGCACATAGGCGACATCATATCGAAGGTGTACAAGGCTGTGGGCAAGAATGGTATCGTTACGGTTGACAGGTCTCAGACTTCTGACACCTACTACGAGACCACGAAGGGTATAAAGATAGAGAGGGGCTACACGTCCAACCTATTCATCAACGACCACAAGAGGGACGAGTGCGTGTTTGAGGACGTGCACATCCTAGTCTCCGACGCTGAGATAAGCAACATACTACAGATTGAGAACATACTGAAGCCAATCATTTCGGAGGGCAAGAAGCTACTGATAATCGCACCGTGTGCTACCAACGTGACGAACACGTTGGCGGCTAACAAGGTGAAGCGTGACATCAAGGTGTGCGGCATAACGCCACCGTCGTTTGGCTACAAGCAGCACGAGCTGATGGGCGACATAGCAATCAGCGTGGGTGCAACCTACTTCAGCGAGAAGACGGGAGACGACCTGAGCCATGTAAGCTTCGACGACCTTGGATACGCATCGAAGGTGATAGTGTCCAAGGACAGCACCATCGTGATAAAGGACGACAGCGTAAGCGGTGGCGAGGTGAAGGAGAGGGTGTCACAGCTATGGGACGCACACAAGAACGCTAAGAAGAAGGGAGACAAGGATTTTATTTTGTCACGGATAGCATCCCTAACGGGGGGCATCGGAGTGATATACGTAGGCGGTCAGACTGACCTAGAGCAGAAGGAGCTGTATGACCGTGTGGACGATGCGGTGTGTGCGGTACGTTCAGCCTTGGAGGAGGGTATTGTTGCCGGCGGTGGTGTTGCACTATTCAACGAGAGTGCCAACCTAGACCATTCGACAGTTGCACAGCACATCCTAAAGGATGCGTTGAGAGCCCCCATAAACCAAATCATAGTAAACGCAGGCTTAGACCCTGATGAGATAACGGGTGGCGGCTTAGTGACGGGCGACTACGGGTATAACGTGAAGAGCGGTGTGTATGGCGACATGTATGAGATGGGCGTGATTGACCCGCTGAAGGTTACGAAGTCTGCACTGCAGAATGCGGTATCAGTTGCGGTGACGATATTGTCAACTAACGCCATTATCACAATGGCACGAACTTACGAAGATGGAGAATAATATATACCAAGCAGACGGGTTTGATGAGGCTATCATAGGCGTGGACTACAAGACGGGTTGCATAGCCTACTCAATATCCAAGTGCATCACCATACTGATGATTGACGAAGAGATGACGGAGCTTGACGCAACGGAGTGGTTTTACTTCAACGTGGCGGGGTCTGAGTTTGGAGAGGGCACGCCAATATGGATAGACGACAGTTATAACGAAAACGATTTAATACTATAAGCAATGAAACCAATAGGGAAATATATTCTGATTAATATAATAGAGGAAGAGATAGAGACATCATCAGGCATACTACTTTCTGCAGAGGAGAGTAATCAGCTAAGATACAAGAAAGGTTTTATTGTTGAGCCGGGTTCTGACGTGACTGTAATATCAAAGGGTGACACCATATACTACGACAAGAGGGCGGGGTATACGATGATGATAGGCTCAGAGTCTTACACGATTATTTCTGAGAGGGATGTCGTTGTTGTCTTGTAAAGGCGTTCATCTCCTTTATCATATTGCGGTACACCTTGTCCATGTATGACACGTCTCTCTTGAATAGAGGATTAGCAGACATACTCGTTGGTATCTCTTCGCCACTAAGCTTCTTGTAGATACTGCTAATCATACGCCTTGCTTTGTATGAAACCTCGTACAAAGCCTTCTTCTTCCCGTGGTGTTTCCTAAACACTACTATCCACTCGTCACGCCTTAGCCTGTCGAACCTGTTAACGTTCCACGACAGCAGCTCGTCGAACTCACTAAACTTATCCTTACTGAAATACTTCTCCGAGTAAAGGAACAGGAGCATCTCAAGGTCTGCAGTAGACAGACCATACTTAGCCTTAACGAAGTATCTTATAACTCTCCAATACTTTAGGTAGTCATTTGGAGGCGACTTTCTTTGATTTGACATAAATTTTATTTAGTATCTTTGTGCAAAGATATAAATAATGGCTAAAGAAGAAAAAAAGAAGGAAGAAAAGAAGAAGATGAAGATAGAACCTTTGTCTGACGCTGTAGACCTGAACGCTATAAACTTCAGGAACAAGGACGTTATGAAGTGGACTAAACCAAACAAAAGTAATAACAAGCCTACTGAGACACCTACGTTTAAAAATATGGGAACATTGGGTGGACCTTCCGGTTCTCGTTTTAGAAGAACAAAGAAAAAGAAATAAGTTATGAGAGATTTAGGCACACCATTAGCTGAGTCATTTTTCCACAGCAAATCTGTTAAGAAGTCAGCGAAGAAGTCAGAGAAGAAGCACAAGAAAGTTTTAAGGAAGGAACGCAAGGCGTTCAATAAAAAATTAAAAGAATCTGAGGACGACTCATTAGCTGAGTCAACCATATATAGTGACAGATACAAAGAAAAAAAATAAATAATTATGGCAATACCAAACGGAACGAGATTCATAGGGATTTCACAAAATGTTGACCTTACAGAGAGAAAGTCAAAATTTCTAAACAGTTTAACAGAGCCTTACACAATTGAGGACATACGCACATCAGCAGGGACTGACAGTGTGTATGACAACTTGGTTGCACAGGGCACTGACGAGACTACAACATTAGTCTTAGACTACGGGGTTAGTATTATAACTACTTCAACTATAGACGACTATGCTGCTAAGTTACCACAGCCTATTACGGGTCGTAGTACAAGGGTGGTAAACACTTCAGGATTCCCTGTGTATGTATACCCGTCTAATGTAGGTGGTCAGATAAACGACCTGCCTGTAGATACTCCCGCACTACTACCTGCAGATGGAAAGCTATACAACTTTGTGTGCATAGAAAATCCATTACCGGGTCAGTGGTCAGTAGCTTTGCCGAATAATGTAATCATGGAATTAGGAGAGGCATCTATTAGCCACACACAAGGTAGTGCTTCAAACTATCACGGAGTATTTACTTTTGGTGAATTTTCTAATGACCCTGAAACAATAATTTCATTAGTTGGGGGGAACATTGGTGTAACTAATCCAACTAAATGGAAATCACTTCCTGTTGGTGCAGTAGCAGTTAAGTCAGGATATTACACAAATGCTGTAGATTCAGACTTTCCAACTAATGGTTCTCAATTGGTTATGGAAAGAATTTCTTTCTATGCTTCTACTTCAAATCAATCTTGGAGTACATCAGGACAAGATTATGCAAAGGTTGGAAATGTTAATCAGTTGAACATTAATATGCAGCAAGTAACATCAGGAGGAATAGCTCCAACTACACCACCTAATATAGGACAGGTAGGCACTTACTACGGAGAGACTCCAATTTTTACAACAGCAGGTACTCCTTCACAACAGGCAAAGCAACTTGCTGCTGCTAATTTAGGTCTTAGTGATGGTACACAGCACACCGATTACTATTTCATATATGCAATTAATATAGATGCAGATGCAGTAACAAAAACTTATAAAGTAAAAATATTTTTAGAATACTCATTAATATAAAAAATTATGGCAAAGACAATCAAACCATACTTCACGGCAGCGAATGCAAAGATGAAGGGTAAGCCCGAAAAATATGGGCTTCCATCTAACGAAGCAATTAATAACAGTGCATACGCTAAGTGCGGCAAGAACAAAAAGTAATGGCAACTAATGGCTGAGAAGAGTAAGATGAAGTGCAATCGGGTTACGAAATCCGACAGGGCAGGCAAGAAGAGGATGGTCAAGGCGTGCGAGGGAGGCAAGGAGAAGTTAATACACTTCGGTGCTAAGGGCTATGGTCACAACTACTCTGCTGCTGCACGCAAGTCTTTCAAGGCACGACACAAGTGTGGTACTGCTAAGTCAAAGCTAACGGCAAGGTATTGGTCGTGTAAAAAACTATGGGCAGGTGCAGGAGGTTCAACCAAGTCAAGTCCTAAAAATAGGAAAGGAAAATATTAGTATATTTGCAAAGTAAAATAAATAGTTATGAGAGATTTAAGTAAACCATTAGCCCCTACATTTGGAGGAGGAGGCAACAGGCTTCTAAAAAAGGCAGGTAGAAAATATTATAAATCTATGGTTGCAGTTGATGAGGGTAGATTTAAGAAGGAGCAGAAGCTGCGGAAGAAAGCTTTCAAGCTTGAAGAAAGGGGTGCTAAAAAACAATCAAGAAATTTGAGTACACCATTAGCATCATCATCATCATTTAAGAAAGTTACAGGAGCTGACTTAGAAGAAATGTATAAATAAACAAATAAGTAATGGGAAAACTATTAGTAAGGTTAGGGCTGTGGATGCAGAGCTTAAAGGTGAAGATGAAATGTAAGTGGAACACTATGATGTCTAAGCTTATGTTCAAGATGAACGGAGAGTGCCCTGATAATTTTTTATGTATCTGTAAGAAGAACAAATGAATATAAAAGAAAAGTCAAGAGGCTTTGGTGACACGGTTGCCAAGGTAACAAAATTAACGGGTATCAAGTCTGTAGTAGACACGGTCAGTAAAAAGATGGGTAAGGACTGTGGATGTAATAAAAGGCGTGATACTTTAAACAGAATAATACCCTACAAATAGAAATTATGAAACAAGGATATAACCAAAAATATGGAAGAAGTATTCCTGTAATTCCTTCGGACAATCTTAGCATCCCTAACCCCGCTAATATTGTTGCATTGGGGCAAACAACAGCATTTGCTGCCGCTAAGTTAATTGACACTGACTCTGACTTTATTAGACAGGGTGTTGAGGTTGGGGCAACAGTCTACAACCTAGATACAGGAGCAGGTGCTACAGTTACAGAAATTAATACAGAATCAATAGTAGCCCTAAGTGCCGACATATTTCCTGCTGCTTCAGCAAACTATAAAATAGGAAACGTTATATCCGGTTTGGGTTGTGCTCTATGGACAGGGACGGGTGGAAGGATTTCAGGAACAACAATCGAGGGAGATATAATTAGATTAAATAATGCACCTGCGGGAGTTATACTACCAATAATATTTAAGTCAATAGATTCTACATTAACTACGGCAAACACAATGGTTGCTCTTTTTGAATAAAAAAATGGGACTACAGGATTTGAAAATATATGCTATAAATTCGGGGGTGCTTGCAGTATCATTTACTGAGGTTGAGATGTTGTTAAAGGTAGTGTTACTAACTGCAACTATAATATACACGGTACAAAAGATTTACATAAACAAAAAAAAGTAGTACATTAAAGTTATGACGACTAATGATGTAGAAAATATAATAGTACACTGCTCCGCTACACGAGAGGGAGACGACTGTATAGACATGCATGTCATCGACAGGTGGCACAAAGCAAAAGGTTGGAGGGGATGTGGCTATCACTTTGTTATACTGATAGACGGAACAATTCAAGTAGGAAGAAATATAAACGATTCAGGCGCACACACCATTGGGAAAAACTCTAAGTCTTGGGGCGTATGCTACATAGGCGGGGTTGAACAGGATGGCAGGACACCGAAGGATACTCGTACAAAAAAGCAGAAGGAGTCTTTACTTAGCCTGTTAAGGTTTTTAAAGTTACTACAGCCTGACGCTACTATACACGGACACCGAGACTTTGCAGCCAAGGCGTGCCCTTGTTTTGATGCAACAGAAGAATACAGTAATATATGATGGGGAAGGTAATGGAATGGTTTAGTGGTAGCCTTGTCAAGGATGTCATTGGTGGGCTTGATGGTCTGATAACGTCTAAGGAAGAAAGGATGCAGGCTGAGATAGCATTGAAGCAGATATTTGCAACTAAGGAGCTTGAGCTTCAGAAGATGCAGGCTGATATAATAATAGCAGAGGCGAGTGGCAATTGGCTACAGAGAAGTTGGAGACCCATACTGATGTTATCGTTTGGGTTCATTGTTATATACGTAAAGTTCCTTGGACCTTTATTTGGTTTAACCATACCACCATTAGAGGATGAGTTTTGGAACTTGTTACAGCTCGGTATAGGGGGCTATGTTATAGGTCGAACGGGTGAGAAGATGATGGACAGTTTCACTTCAGACAAACGTAGAAGAAAAAATAGAAATTAATTACTTATCTTTGCCAATAAATTAAATCAAATGGCAAAGTTAAATAAGGAAGAGTTAGAGAAGATTCATAAGTTGATGACTGACTTTAATCAGTTAAAGATTCAGCTAGGTGACACGACTATAACTCAGCATAACCTTCTAGCGAAGGTAGATGAATTAAAGATTCAGTACGCTGAAGAAGAAAATTTATTGATTGAAAAATACGGACAAGACGCTGTCATTAATGTTCAGACGGGTGACGTTCAACAAAAAGAAAAGTAATGGGGAAGATAAGCACATACGCAACTACAACACCTGAATTGAATGACAAGCTAATAGGTAGTGATGCAAACTCAACTCCTAGTGATGCAACTAAGAATTTTACATTAAGTGAGACATTGGCTTTATTTAATGGTAATGCAGTTCCTGCTTCAGCTACATCTACAGGTACAAAGGGTCAGATAGCAGTAGATGCAACGCATTTATATATATGCACCGCAACCGATGTATGGAAAAGGGTAGCAATTTCTACATTCTAACATTATGGATATTCGTAAGATAAGTGTTGGACCTGACTACAAGTCGGGGGCTATGCACTACATAGTAGGGCAGGAGATACTAAACGGTACGCATAGTATACACCTGATTATGTATGACTTAAATACTGAGTCTATAAAGATATGGATAGAGAGTAAAAAGGAAGAGGTCTTACTTTGGAAAGAGTTTACGGGCACAATGCCTATATCAATTGAATATAATATAAATTTTTAATGAAACATGCGTTCACCATTTTTTTTTATTGTAAAACCTGAGAACAACAGGCGATACGATAACACCAAGAATATATCAGGAGTTGAGGTAATAACAAGCACATCTGAGGAGGACGTAAGGTTTTCTAATAGAAGGGGCATTGTTCAGGAGTTACCGCTAGGGTACGACGGACCTATAAAGGTTGGAGACACGCTACTCGTACACCACAACGTTTTTAAGTTTTACAATGACATGAAGGGTCAAAGGAGGAGCGGTAGAAGTTTCTTTAAGGAGGACTTGTTCTTCATAGAGCCTGACCAATTCTTTATGTACCACGACGGCAAAGATTGGAATGCCTATGACAGGTATTGTTTTGTAGAGCCAATTGATGTAGAAAATTCTTATATTTACAAGAACATAAAGGAAGAGCCACTAATGGGTCTCATGCTTTACCCTAATGACTACTTAAAATCAAAGGGAGTAAAATCAGGAGACAAGGTTACATTCAAGCCTGAAAGCGAGTATGAGTTTTATGTTGACGATAAAAAAATGTACAGGATGTATGACCATCAAATCACAATGGTATTATGAGAAAATTTTTTAAATCATTAGCTATTTTACTTATAGCAAAGATTATTGTAGACATCGTACTGTTGTTGTTTATTATTAAGATTATATTATAGATGAATTCAAAGGAAGTTAAATTAAAAATAATTGAAGCAGGTCACAGGGCGGTAGAGCAGCTTATAAAGGTTGCCAAGGAGCAGATTATAAAGCACGACCCCGAGGATGACATATCGGCAGACAGGTTAAAGAATGCTGCCGCTACAAAGAAGTTAGCAATATTCGATGCGTTTGAAATCCTTAACAGGATTGAGGCAGAGAAGGAGGCTATAGAGTCATTGAGTAGTGGACCAAGCAAGGTAGATACAAAACAAGGGTTTGCAGAAAGAAGGTCAAAATAATATATATAGGGTACTTGAAGAATATATACCCAAGAGTGTACTGTCCAACAAGAATAGAGCTAAGACTTGGAAGTATGGCTACAACGAAACCTATGACCTTATTGTAATATCCAAGGACGGGACGTTGGGTGAGGTCATTGAAATTCAAAATTTAAGGATAGGATTACCACTAGCTCCTAGTAAGTGTTACAAGAGGCACGCAAAAAAGGAGAAGCAGTATTGGGAGAGGAAAGAACTTCCAAGGGAACTTACAAAGATACAATCTATTTTTCAATGGAATGACATGCCTAAGGAGTTTAAGAATAGGTGGGTAGATTTCATTGAGGGCGAGTTTGATTTTAGGGAGGATGGCTATTGGTTCATGAACAACGGTAAGCCTACGTACATGACAGGCTCTCACTACATGTACCTTCAGTGGACATCTATTGATGTTGGATACCCTGACTTTAGGGAGGCTAACAGACTTCTGTATATATTTTGGGAGGCGTGTAAGGCAGACAAGAGAAGCTTTGGAATGGTTTACTTAAAGATAAGGCGTTCAGGATTCTCATTCATGTCATCGTCAGAGTGTGTAAGCACTGCTACTTTAGCCAAGGATGCTAGGGTTGGGATACTATCCAAGACGGGTAGCGATGCCAAGAAGATGTTCACCGACAAGGTTGTGCCAATAAACAGCAGGCTACCGTTCTTCTTCAAGCCTATTATGGATGGTATGGACAAGCCAAAGACTGAGTTAGCGTACCGTGTACCTGCCGCTAAGATTACGAAGAAGAATATGTTCGACTCCGACGATGACATTATAGAGGGGTTAGATACCACGATAGATTGGAAGAACACGGACGACAACAGCTATGATGGTGAAAAGCTTCTACTGCTAGTACACGACGAGAGTGGGAAGTGGATAAAGCCTAACAACATCCTAAACAATTGGCGTGTAACTAAGACATGTCTTAGGTTGGGTAGTAAGATTATAGGTAAGTGTATGATGGGTTCTACATCAAACGCTTTATCTAAGGGTGGAAGTAATTTCAAGAAACACTACGAGGACTCTAACGTACAGAATAGGAGTGCCAATGGTCAAACAAGGAGTGGGCTGTATTCATTGTTTATACCTATGGAGTGGAACATGGAGGGGTTCATTGACAGGTATGGGATGCCTGTGTTTATGAATCCCGAAAAACCTTTGTTGGGGATAGACAACGAACTTATTCATCAGGGAGCTATTGACTATTGGCAAGCTGAAGTTGATTCACTAAAGAATGATGCCGATGCATTGAATGAGTTCTATAGGCAGTTCCCAAGAACAGAGTCTCATGCATTTAGGGATGAGAGCAAGCAGTCTATATTTAACTTAACAAAGATATATCAGCAGATAGACTACAACGACTCATTGATACGTGAGCATCATGTAACACGTGGGTCTTTCAGTTGGAATAATGGGGTAAAGGACACGAAGGTCATATTCTCACCCAACAAGAGTGGGAGGTTCTATGTCAGTTGGACTCCTAGTGATAAGATACACACTGCACCTATAAACAGGAATGGATTGAAGTACCCACCCAATGAGCACTTAGGTGCGTTTGGTTGTGACTCTTATGACATATCAGGAACAGTGGATGGCA